CGAAAAGCCATTCGCTTGAAGATGGTAATTGAAGCCGAGCGGAGGCGTTGCAAAATCGAGCCCGCTAACTGACCATGCGTTCGCGAAAAGCCTGTAATTCGAGGTTATCGATACTGTTTTGAAATCGAGAGGCTTGAGCGAATAAGGCCCGACCAAAAGCGCTTGCACTTGCCGAATATTCGGCGTGCCAAAAACCGGATGCCCGAGCGAATAAGGATTCGCGGTGCATGGCTTGAGATTGCTCGAAGAGAATAGAGTCGGGGTCGCGAAGACCGGATGCCCGAGCGAATAAGCCGTCGCGCTGAAATGATAGTTGAAGCTGAGCGGGCCGACCGACGACCAAGCGAGCGGCTTGAGCGAGTACGAGAAAACATTGAGCGCGATTGTCGTGCGACCGACGAGAGGGATGTCGAGATTTTGAAGCAAATAGGCGTTCGCGCTGAGATGATGATTCTGCGTGACGGCGGGCGCGGTCCAAGCCAGGGCGCCGAGCGAGTAGTTCGCGGCGACAAGGTTGACAGCCGCTTGGAATGCGTTGTTCTGAAATGCATTGGCTTGGAAAGCGCCGGACATCCTACATGCCCATCATCGCCAAGTTGAAGCCAACCGAAGGCGACGGCCCGTAGGTTATGACGACGATTCCTTGCCCGCCTGCGTTACCTTGACCGCCGCTGGTCGAGATTCCGCCGCCACCACCACCGCCGCCATAGGCTGCACCCCCTCCCGCAGCACCATCGGCCGCATTTCCGCCACCGCCACCGCCGCCACAGCCGTGCGTCGAATCCCACTCGCTGCCAGTCCCGCCATTGCCAGCAGGGCTCGCGACGTAACCGCCGCCGCCGCCCGCACCAGTCCCGGCCGCCGCGCTTGTATCAGACGCGGGTCCAGCCGCCCCTGCCGGGCCTCTGCCGCCGCTTCCGCCACTAGCTAGTGTCGTGCCGGGAGAGCCGTTCGAGCCTGATCGATCGTCTGCACCGCCGCCACCACCGCCGTAGGCAACAGCCCCAGACGCGCTCGTTTGTCCGCCGCCATTCCAGCCGTTGCCGGAAGGCCCGGCGGCACCGCCACCGCCGCCACCGCCGACGCCTGATCCGGTGCCGACGCTGCATGAGCCGCCAGTGCCGCCGCTATATCGCGTGCCGCCGGAAGCCGGGATGCCGCTTGCTGCCGCGCCCCCTGCCCCTCCCGTTCCTGATGCAAATGTAGTTCCCACGCCGCCTTTCGAGCCAACCGATGAGTTGGCCAGCGTCGTGCCGTTGAACCATGAGTCGCCGCCGGTCACTCCGCTTCCGCTACCAGCGACACCGCCCGCGCCCTGCGCTCCTGTTCTGCGCGTGGCAGTACCGCTTGGCGTCAGCGTGAGATTTGCAATCGCCGAGTAAGCGCCACCACCACCGCCGCCAGTACCCGACCCACCACCGCCGCCGCCTGCGACGGTCTCGGCAAGATTGTTTGCGCTATTGTAATCGGATGGAACGGCCCAGGACTGATTGGTCCCGGGCGACGATGTCAGGAATGTGACCGTCGCGAAGTCGTAACGCAGCCCTTCGCCGAGATCTGGATGCCACCACGGATTCGGCAAGCGCCAAAGCTCGCGCTCGTAATGCAACGAGCCGCAAGCCATCGCGAAGAGAAACGCGTCGGCATCCTCGCGGTCGTCAAACCAACCGCGCCAGCGGATCGCGCCGTCATCGAGAAACGCAGTGAGCCGGAAGCGCGTCTGATCTGGAATGCCGAAACCCACGCGCTGCGACGGCTGATCCCATTCCAGCCGCCGCTGCGGAAGAAGAAGCTTCGCGCGCGGTGCGCTGCGGTCAGGCAGGATGATCATTGCAGTGCTTTGATGATGTGGCGTATACTCTGGCCCATGGTTGGTAGAAAACCTCTCGACATCACCGGACAAAAATTCGGCCGTCTAATCGCGCTCAAGAATTTAGGTCCGCGCAGCAAAACGAGCCGAAATTCGGTTTGGCTCTGCCAATGTGACTGCGGAGAGTTAACCAAAGTCGCCACTAATGATCTCCGATCAGGACACACACAATCTTGCGGGTGTCTATTTCGAGAAGGAAATAACCACGCAACGCACGGTGAAACTCGCGGCGGCATTGAGACAGTGGAATATCAGACTTGGGCAAGCATGATTCGGCGTTGCTATAATCCAAATGTAAAAAGCTATAGAGATTACGGCGGACGAGGCATCGGTGTCTGTGACCGTTGGCGTAATTCGTTCGAAAACTTCCTCTCTGATATGGGTAGAAAACCCGCGCCGGAATTGACAATCGAGCGAATAAACAACGATGAATGGTACTCGCCAACAAATTGCAAATGGGCAACCCGCGCCGAACAAGTGCAAAATATGCGGCCACGACGAACATGATTATTGAAGACTCTTCACCGTGTAAGTTGAGATCGCATTGATGCGCCGAACCGAGATGATGAATTTCTGAGTATTGGTCGTCGTCAACGCGTCGCCGACATTCGCGCCAACCGTGAAGCCCGAGAACGTGATCGCTCCCGCCGTCGCGCTGTTGGTGATCAGGATGTCCATCGCGCAATCGTTCGCGGGCGCATTGAAGGTGAACGCGCCGTTGTTCGTCCCGTACTGATAGTTGCCGAGCGCAGGGTTGGGCGTGAAGGGAGTCGCGATGTTGCCGAGATTGTTGGGCGTGAACGTGTAGCCAACCGTGATCGTGTTCGTGACGCCCGGTTGCAGAATCAGGCTCGGCGATCTCGTCAGCACGCCGAAGTAAGCGGGCGTACCTTGCGAGCGGATTTCGAGCGTGTCGCCCTGGTTGAGCGCGTAGGATGCGTTCGCGATCCCGGCGATGTTGATGGTCGCGCCGCCACCGCCAGTGACCGTAACAACGCCTGCGCTGATGTTACGCAGCGTCGTCACCCAACCCGACGGCATCGTTGCGGGCGGCCCGGTCGTGGGCGCGGGAAGCGAGACAGCAATCGCACCGACGTTGTTGTAGGTGATTAGTGTCAGATGATCAGCATTCGCAATCGTGTCCGTCGTGCCCGTAACGGTGCGATAGCCGAGCCACAGATTGTGATCGGCATTCCAGTTCGACGGCCGCACGAGCGTCGCGTCGGTGCCATCGGTAAGCGCCGAGACAAAGCCGTGTGTGAGGCTTTTAGGCATTTATGAAGACAATCGTGTTTACGAGCCAGGAATACCAAAGTCAAAAGCTGGCAAACTAAAAACATTCCCAGCAGTTACAGCCTGACTTGCAGCTAAATCATTATCTACTAATAGCCGACTATTAACTGAATCGGATATGCACCATCGAGTTGCCGTGCCCGTGCCTGTCACGGAGCCCGAGGTAACTGCGACCGTCGTGACCTTTCTCCCATTAGGGGATCTCGCAAAAGGCCCGGTCAATGTATTGCCCGCGCCGAAGTTCATATTGCCGAGCGAGTAGGTCGCGATGTCCGCGAACGACATCGGCTGTTGCGACAAAATGTGAATATGTGTCGCGGTGTTCTTCAAGCCAACGAGTCCGTTGTCGAGCACCCAATCTTGACATGCACCGGGCATGGCAAAGCCTCCTTGTTCGCGGGCGCGCGGCCCACGGGTTCGTGGTTACGGAGAGAATGAAACGGAGCGGGAGTTAGCCGGGGCCGAGACTGCTAGGCGGGACTACGGGCGCTGTCGCCTGAGGAATGCCGAGCGCGTTGGCGGCGGCCTGTGCGGTGTTGGCCATACTTGCTGCGGCGGTGACCGCGTCGGAAGATGCAGATTGAATCGCAGCCGCAGTATCGAGCGTAGGCATGAACGTACCGACACCGGCCTCGACGAAAGCCATTTCGAACTGTGCGTAGCCGCCCCGCTCGCGCGTCTCGGTCAGCGAATAGCGCTCGCACTGAAACATCATCGGGCCGATGCGATTGTTGTACGGATCGACCAGCGTGCCGGGGCCGATGCTTTCGAGCGCCTCGATCAGATTGTCGCGCGCCTCGTCGTAGTTGTAGGGCATGTTGCCGACGCCGCCGTTTCCAACGTCCGCCAAATACGCCTGGGTCTGGGTTCCCGGTAATCCCCTAACCGCTGACCAGCGTTGGATCACATAGCCGGTGATCTGATAACGCCGTGCTTCGAGTCCCATGTCTTCGGCCCAAGGAATTTCGCGCTTGGGATATTGATGCAAAACAGTTCGACGGCCGCTCACGCGGCCCTGCGTCTCGACATGAAATGCCGCCGATTTGAAGCTCGCCTGCCGCAGCTTGCGTCGCCACAGCGCGGGGCTCTGGTCGAGCATCGATCCGCTATACGTTCCCCTCGCGACAGGAAATGTGAATGGCGCTTGCTGCCCGGGAGATCCGGGCGCACCTAAAGCTCTTCCATAGATGGTCGTCGGCATTTTTAATCCGATCTCATGATGTCGTAGTCAGCAACCTCTTGCACAGTTTTCAGCCCAGCGATGACATTCTTGTGCTTGCGGCCGTCAGTCGTGACAGCATCGACCATCCGCGATTTGACGAACTTCGCCTGCGCCAGCGTGATCGGATGCTTGGGATGGCGCATCGCGGCATAGAGCCATGCATCGAAATAACCGACGAGCGGGCGAAAGTCATCGAACGGCTCGCGAATGCCGAGACGATCACGATAGGCGACTTCGCCCTCTCGGCTGTGGGCATACCAAAAGATCATGTAGACGTTCTTCGGGATCGCCGAGCAATCGATGCCTTTGCACGGCGCATCATCGACGGTGACCTCATTGTCCCAAGGACAAATCCACCAAACACTCATGAGCAATCGTCGGAAGCGAGCACGAACGGCTTTGATTTCTTGCAATCGCCGTCGACCCACACATGAGCGCCGTCGTGCTTGATGTGGCTGTGCTGCTTGTCCGCGCGCGTCGAATGCGTGGCACCGCTGCCGTCGTGGTGCAGCCAATCCTTCTTGCCGCTGTCATAGTGGCCGACGGTCCCGCCGTTATCGGAGAAATCGATCTTGCTCTTGTCGAGCTTGACTTGCGTTAAGACGCCGTCGCCTTCGTGCTTGTAGCGCTGTTGTTGTTGGCCACCCGAGCCCGAAGAGCCGCTCGCCGCGCCGCCGCCCTGACCGCCCTGTTGACTCTTCTGCGGCTTGCGCGATTGTTTCTTTTTCTGCGCATACCGAATGTAGACAGCGCGATCAGTCGATTGGCCGCCGCTTCCGCCGCTTCCGCCGCTTCCGCCGCTCGCCGCTGCTGCCGCCGCGCTCGGGCCACCGCCGCCACTACCGCCGCCGCCGCCTTGGCCCTGCTGCTGTTGTTCTGCGTCGCAACCGACGATATAGAACCCGTCGCTGCTGTCACCACGGTTGCGAAAGTACGCGACCTGCTTACCGTCTTGGGTGTCGTATAGCGCGCCCTCCCCGGGCTCCATATCATACGGTCGACACCGCCGATCATTGATGAATGCAACTGGATGAGCCCGCTGGCCACCAACATAGACGTGGATTGCCTCGGCTGCATCGCCCTTGGGTTGGTTCTTGTTGTATTCCGCGCCGCCTTGTCCGCCTTGCCCGCCGCCTTGCCCGCCGCCTTGCCCGCCGCCTTGCTGGCCCTGTTGTCCCTGCTGCCCTTGTTGATCTTGCTGTTGCTTCATGCATACGCTGGTCATGCCCGCCGGATGCCACACCTCATAATCTTCCTGCGTTTCGCTGTAGCCAACGTCACCTTGCTTGACCTGCTGGCAGAGGTGATTGTCGTCGAACTCGCGAACGGTGGCACGGGCGCTGCCGCTATGCGCCGTCATCCAAGCTCGTTTCGTCGTCGTTCGAACCGTCATCCCGGCCCTCCTTGGCCTTCGCTGCTGCTGCCTTGTTGAGATGGAACATTGCCGGGAACGCTTTGCGGATTCATCGCCTTGCCGTTGACAAGCTCAACGTGCGAAACCGTGCCGCCGGTATTGTCCTGCATCCACGTCACCGCCTTGAGTTGGAGCGTCTGGCCGTACATCACCAACATCGGCGATAGAACGGTCACCTGATCAAACGGCTCCCAGAGTCCGCCCGCTCCCGGCACCGAGCAATTACGCTGCCAACCGAGCGTCACGACGTTGACCCAAATCTGCAACGTATCGGAGTACATCGCTTCCATGTTGGAGCGATTATCCATTTGCTGATTCGTCCACGCCGGGACTTCGCTGACCTGCTGCTTCGGCAAAAAACCTTGGTTGAAATCCGTGGTGATCGCGGGTTGCTCGGATTGAACCTGATTTGCCTTGGCACCATAACTATCGTCGGTCCCGGGACGCTGGCCCATCGAGTTGAAATCTGATCCCTCACCGGGGCCACCTTCGCCGGACGCGCCGGGAACACCGCCGCCGCCCACGCTCGCAAGGCTGTGGATCACTTCGCGGCCTTCGAGGATGTTGATGCCCTCGATCACCGATGTGCCCATACCCATGACGCCCATGACGATCTGACCTTGGGCGTTCTCGCTCAGCGGCGTTTTGGTCGCGCGCGCGTGTTGCTCCATGAGTTCCCACGGACTTTCACCCGGAGTTGCCGAGACGCGCGGAAACTGCTGATTCGATCCGGGCTGGCCGGTCACGTTGACGCCGAACGGCTGCGCCAGCAGCGTCGCCAATTGATGAAAGTCGATGTTCTTCCAGTTGCCGGTCTGCGAAACGATTGAAGCGTTCGACAAACGCCCAGACTTGCCCTGTGCCTGGATTTCAACGGAATGCTGAGTGGCGTCGTAGAACACGGTGCGGGTGACGACCTCGCCGGTCATCGCCTGATAGCCGTCGAGATAAACCGTGCATTTCTGTCCCGGGACAATACGCATCGCCGACCACGACTTCGGCGTGGGCGTCTGTTCCGAGCAAGTGAACCGAGCGGTGCGGGTGTTCTCGTAGGCCGCAGCACGAACGCTGACCGACTCCCATTCCCAATAGACGCTGCCGTCGATAACCACGACGGCCCGCCCCTGATATGGAAAGCCTAGCCTCTGGGAGAGACCCGCTTGCTCCGCGACCTTGGCAGGATCAGTGGGTACTACGGGGCCAGTGGGGCTAAAACCATTCGGCACTTATTCCTCGCCGTATGGGTTCGCTTCGTCTCTAGCGTTTTGACCGGCCGAGCGCATCTGCCCCGTGCGGCTCGTCTTCACCTTCGGATGCGCCAGCATTCCTCGACCACGGGCGCTGTGCGAAACCCGGTCGCCTCTTGGCGCAGTCACGTGGATATTGATGTCGGCACCGCTGCGATCATGGGGATGGGCGGCATGATGGAAAGGATGGCTCATGCCAGCGCGAGCATGCTGCACATGCGCAGACGTACCGCCGGTCATAGGCACTTGTCCCGCACCGGCATAATCGCCGCCGCCACCGCCGCGAAAGAACTGATACGATCCGGTTGCATAATGCGAAACCATGCGGCCTTGGTTGCCACCAATTGCAGTGAAGCCGCCGCCACCCGGATCAATTGCGCCAACCACGGTAACGTGACTGCCTGTTGAACCTGTCGGTGTGCCTCTGCGCACGGCAATGTCACCCGGCATCGGCGTCGCAACCTGATGCCCAAAGTGCCGCCAGTTGGAAGCAACTTCCGGGTTGCGCGGCGGCGTGCCGCCAGCCGCTTTCACAACCGATGCAGCGAACTCGCCGCACCAATTGCCCGCCTTGGGATGCCCCATCGAAGCCATGAACTGGAAGACCGCTGGTCCGCCACCCAACTGCGCAACCTGCTTTGCCTTCGCCAGAATAGCGCTTGGCACGCCGGTCGCACCACTCTCGGGCGTGCTGACATCGCTGCCTTGACCACCACTAAGTGCTTGCCGAATACCACCTACTGTCCAACCACTACCGGCACCGCTGCCGCCACCAGTAGCGGGAAAACCGCCGCCACGAAATTTTGCCGCGAAAGCGCGTGATCCAGCATCAGGTTCGACGCCGAAAGTTTCTCCACCAAAACGCTGGACGACTCCTCCGCTCTTGGTGATGCCAAGCGGTTTTGATTCGTTACCAGTTGACGGACCAGCAATCGTCGAACCGGCAAGCACTTGATCCAAAATGCCAGCCCATTGTTCACCACCGCGCATGCGTCCGCGCGTCGCTGGCGGATAATAACTGCTTTGCAAATGCTGCGCTAATTGACCCGGGTGCGCAACGCCCCAATTTAGCGTCGATTCCAACCACGCCTGTACGGCCTGCTTGCCCTGTCCGCCAACTTCGCCTTGCGCCATCGCAAGAAGCATTTGCTTGAGTTTTGGATTTTGCGCGAGAACTTGCTGCCGCTGCTGGCCGAGCGTTCCGCTGAGCGCGCCCCCTTGGCCGTCCGGCATAAAGCCGCCTTTGCGCGCAGCCTCTAATGTTTCTGGCGCTTCGGCAGGGCTAGTAGGAATTTTAAGGCGGCCACCGTCACCATCACCAAAAGTCTTCCCGGTGCGTGGATCAACAAAAGGACCGCCCTTGCCGTCGCCGTCACCACCACGGGGACCGCCTTGCGCGCACTTACAGATCATTTCCTGAACAGGGATTGGCTCCCCGGCGACTATCTGATCGCGCAGCCACGTCAGAACGTCTCTTATCTCAGTCGTGTTTTCTTTAATCTCACGGAGACTTTCGCCTGCCTGCGTCTGGCTGATTGGATCACCGTATTTGCTTAGTTGTTGACTGCTTCGCATCGCGTCGCCAATCGCGGGAATGCCGAGATCGCGCCGTTCGAGATGGCGAGCCCCTGCCGCTATCAGCGCCGGGTCCGACAACATCTTCGTCAGATTTTCGTTGATGCGAAGCCCGCCGGTATCGGCACCGCCGTAAGCGCCGAATTGTTGCGCCGTGCCTTGCACCGGATGCTCACGTCGATATTTTTCAATTGATTCTGCTAAACCAATATTTCCAGCTTTTCGCGCAACCTCGGCACGCCGCGCACGCTCTGCATCTGCCGCAGCCGCCGCAGCCTGATCTTCCGGCGTTGTTGGAGTAGTCTTCCGCTCATGATACCGCCGCTTATGTTCTTCCTCTTGAGCTTTGCGATTTTCCTCACGTATCCTGGCAGCTTCCTCCGGTGACTTACCATAAACGCCTTCAATATGTTCCAAAACATATTTGATAGCATCAACAACTTTATTAACCGCAGTCAAAAGTGCGCCAGCGGCTTGCACACCTGCCGTAAATGCTGCCGGTAGTTTTTCTGCCAAAATTGCTATTTGTTCATTCAAATGCTTCATAGCTTCTTCGTTCTTTTTAACGCCTTCTGGACCTAAATCATTCCAACCCTTGGTCCAAGCATTACGAATACGTTGAAATCCATCAGCCATTTCCCGATTAAGGTGCTTCATAGCCTCAAGCACCTGATCAGAAAATATAGTCGGTGGAATGGTGTTCTTACTTTCTTCAATCCACCGATCAATTACGTCGGTCGTAGTATGCAGCGTTTGCGCAATGACGCGCCTCGCCCATTCAGGCTGCGGACCAATGCGCTGAAGCGCTTCTCTGATGCCGTCTTCTTTTGAAATGATACCGGCACGTATCTTCTCAAATGTTTCTTGAAAAATGTTGGCAATCTGTACGCCAGCTTCTCCCTGTATCCCCTCGCGCAACGCCTTATAGATACGCGAGCCAGAGCCAGCAAACGAATCCTCGATTGCCTTATTCCATTCGTTGAGAAACTGTAATGCACCTTCCCTGCTTTTACCCATACGCTCGAAAATCTGAACGACCGTCTCAATAGATTTGGTCGACATACCCAAGCGAGATTCCAAATTGATCGTTTCGTTGTAAGCAGCAGCAAGGTGCCGATTAAGCAAATAAATACTTCCAGCAGCGCCAGCAGCGGCAGTACCAACCGTTCCTAGGACACGGCCAATCGGACCTAACGCGCTAACAAACGAAGTGGCACCACTGCCGATACCCGCGAGCGAACCATGAAATTTTCCCAAGTTTTCTGCGGATGCAGCCAACTCTTTATTGAAGCTGGAAAATGCATCCTTCATGAACGTCCCCATCTGACGCAGGGACGCGTTCGCACCCGCCGAGTGATCGCCGATCTTCTTTACATTTTCGCCGACTTCCTGAAAGCCTTCCTTGCCACGCTTGGACACCTCGCCCATGCGACGCTGAAAATCTTCAAGCTTGCCGACAATCTCCTGAAACTTGTCGGAGAATTGGTCGTCAAGCGTAAAAGTTAGGACTGCTTCTTCGTGTGCCATTAGCCGTTAAGCAGTTTCTCCTGCCATGCCTGTTCGATGCGCTCGGTCTCATAAAGCTTATCGGTCCAATGCAAGTCCCGAACCATGTCTGAAAGTGGCTTGGCGAGAAATACCTCTGGATTTTGTCCGTATTCTTTCGCCAGCCGGTAGCAGTTAACGACTAGGTTATCGAAAAACTCTTTTACGTTATGAATTGATCGGGGACAAAGAAATGGAACAGCATCATTGCTCCATTCTGCCAGTCGCGTGGATCGAGTTGCCGAATCGTGGAGGGCGGCACCGTCGCTAGATTCGCCATCATCGCCGTCATCACCGCGCCGTCATAGACCGGCTTTGGTTGCGTCTCGAAGATCGAGAGCACGACCGGACAGCCGATGCGCTCGATGTCGCCGCCGGTTGGCTCACGAAACGTAAGCTCCATTACCTCGTCACCGTTGGCGATGACCGGCTTGCGTAGCGGCAGCTTGCCGATCCATTTCTCGGGCTTAGGCGGCGTCGGCGCGGCAGTTTGCGCGGCGGCCTCGGTGCCGCCATTCGTCTTCGGCGGCGGCGTTGGATCAGGCAGTGGGGCCGAAACCTGTGGCCCGAAGTGAGGCATTCCTTCCATGTGCTACTCCTTTTTTACATCTGGATGCGTGCCATTGAACTCGTGGATGACGATGTAGCCGTGCTCTCTCAGCGCCACGAGGAAGTCCTCGACAAGGTCTTCGTCACCGCTGGGCGCAATGCCAACGTCATCGAATGCCTGTCCGATGGCGGCGCGGACTGCGGCGACCTGCGGGTCGATCATGCTACGGCAGCAGTTCGTCGCATTGGACGCCCTCGAAGCGCACGCGATACTGACCTTCGCGTGCGTTGACCTCGAAGGCTGCACGGCAACAACCCTCGCGCAACACGAACGTCGTCATGTTGGCAAGCTCGGCCGTTACCGTGACATTGACCATGGCACCAAGGGTCTCAATAGAAAGCCCTTGTAAGGTGCTTATATCCATTTCGATATAAGGTACACGGGGTAATTCACTATACCCATGTACGTAATCCTGTCCTGCAATCATAGCCCTTTCAAAGGGTGATGGAGAAACCGTCAGGTTTCCACGCAGCGGATACATGTTGCCGTCAAGTTTGATGAAAGCGACGCCAGCAATGCGTTGAGCCATTGCGTCCTCCTATTCCAGCGATGTGAGAAGGTGCGGGGGCTTACTAGGCCCCCGCGTCGTAATACCCTTTACGCGGGTGGGCCGCCCGGGCCTGCACCGAAGCCAGCGCCGCCGCCAGCGCCAATCGTACCTTCAATGATTCCCGTGTCCGTGCCACGGTTATACTGAAGGCGAAACTGCGCAAGCACGGCAAAGATTCTCAGTTGATTCACCAAATCTGGCGGCCAAAGCACATTTACCCTATTTGGATCATTCGGATCGCGCTCGACTATTAGGTTATTCTTGAACGCGCTGGCATTCTCCACCAGACCGTTGAATTCCTCGATGCCGTACTCGGCGACAAGCTCGGCCTTGATGATGGTCGGAGTTACTATCGCCTGTCCTGCGCCAAAACGTGTACCGTCATCGGCCAACTTATGGCGTGGGTATTTGGTTGTGATCCAATACCTCTGATCGCGGATGATCTTCGACAATGTCGCGAGCGTCGTGATTAGCTCGAATGCATCGTCGGGATAACCGTAGGTGTTAAGTTGGTAGGTCGTGGTTTCACGCGAGATCATCGGCACGTTGTCGCTGAGCGTGCGCTGCGTCGCGAGGCCCGACATCGAGAAGGTCTGAAGCTCAAGCAGATTCCAGCGTTGATGGAACGGCGCTGGCAACATGCTTTCGAGGTGCAGCGTTTGCAGCGGGCGCGCTGGATCGTTCGTCAAAGCACGCGCGGCCTTTGACGTATAGCAGGCAGCGACTTCGTAATTGGGTGACGGCATAGACGGCTCCATCGCCAGGATCGAGACCATCTTGCCGTTGCGCGTGAGCCCGAACGTCACGAGGCTCGAATAGGTGCCGCGCTTGGCCGAATAGATCGTGCCGTATAGCTGCCGACGCCATCCCCAGCGCCCGTCGTCGGTAAATCCCCATTCGGTCTCGAACGAGAGCAACGACGTGCTGTCCGTATAAGGAAGGCAGATGTATTCGAAATCGGTCTCACCGAGATTGCTGATGGCGTTGCTGAAGTTGGGTGTGCCAACACCGCCGCTGAGTTGGCCGAAATTATGCACGCCTGTGACGGGATTGGAATAGTTGAGCGTGAGCCCCGGAGGAAGCGTTTCACCGCCAACTTTTCCCCAATAGCTATCGCCGATCAGGATGTCGTTGCCGCCGATTCCTTGCCACTTCGCAACCAAGGTGATCATCGCTCCTGTCGGCATGGTGGGCACACTTACCGGCAAGCTCGGCGATTCGCCGCCGAGAAAACCGGGGAACCAGATGTCGTCGTCATTGATCGCGTCCGCAATCGCGGTCGCAATCGAGTTGACCGTATCGGTCGCCGCGACGTTGACCTGCACGTTATAACCACCGATGTAGAGCGAGATCGTGCCTGCATCGGTGGGCGGCGTGGCGACCGTGATCGTGCCAGTTGCCGCTATCGAAGCTGGACTTGCGACCACCGGGAGCGCCCAAACTTCGTTGGCCCAATTGTTTGCAAAGTACGCACGAAACATTGACGCAAGCTCGCTGCCGCGACCGAACAAGTTGTCCGCATCCATCTGCCGCCCTATGATGATAGGAACGTCGGGTATGCCGACACCCGGAAACGCCGCTACCACATTGTCAATCCAAGTTAGATTGAAGCTGGCGTTGATTCCGGTGCCGCTGGTAGAGACTTGCACCACCGGATTTTGTGGAACCGCACCATCAGGCACGCTACCGGGATTCGTGACCGTTACGGTGGCAACGGCTCCCGCTGTCACCGTCGCCGCCGTAACGACGACGCCGTTCCCCAACTGAATCGTGTCGTTGGCAACATAGCCGGTGCCGCCAGCAGCGATGGTCGCGCTGCCGACTTTCTTGGTCGATGTCACCATGGTGCCGACGAGCAACGAGCGCAGATGCGTGACCGGAAAACCGGCCATCGAGCCGTCGATTTCAACCCAATCTTTGCCTTCACAACGGTTCGCTAATCCCGTTGCCGTCTTTCGACCGCTGCATATTCCTATGCAGAAGAGACTATATCATCACCTCTTTCGAGGGTCGGGCGCTTCGAGCCGCTTGGCTCTACTCCCTTGCGGGATAGTCGTTACACCTTCCGACCTTGGTCGGCTTGGCTCGGGATTAGCCGGTCTGGCCTTTCCCCGAATTCACCCGATTCTTCGATCCCGATTGCTCGGGAAAGCTCCAAATTTTCAGAGTGGTTGACGCCATCCAGCGGGAATCTGCGAGAAAGAAATCGGCATGATTACCTCCTAGGTTTTGAATGCCGGGAGAAAGTGTGAGGGCTATTGCGCCGCTTTGTGTTCGACGCGCTTCGTCGCTCTCGGCGCTTCTTTCGGCGCTTCGGTCGTCACGTCGCCATCGCGAATGCGACGCTGCGTGAATTGATCGGCGGGCCACACGGCTTTGCCATCGCGATCAAAGCCTCGGATCGCACCGGGATGATGGATGTATTTGAGAACCTGTTCTCGCGTGGGCCGCTCGCGAGGATCGTTTTCCGGGTGGCCCAGAGCGTAGACGGTGATTGCTGATGCACCTTCTCTGGGAACTTGACGCGGACGTGCCATTTGCTGCCTCCTGTGGCGCTTGTTGCAGTTAAAAAGTCTCGGTTAAATTAGGCGACGGTGAGCACCGGCCGAGCGAAGCTCGGCGAGATCAAAGCGTATTGGTAGCCGGTCATTTCATTGAACTCGCCCTCGACGGGCAAATCGTATTCAACCAAGACCGGATCGTTGACATTCGGATCGAACGGCCAATCGGCCGCCACGGTGATGTGGATCGTATCGAGCACGTCGGGAATGACTGGCGGGAACGACGTTCGATGCGTCACCGTTAATTCCATCTGTAGCTCGGCAACCGGCGTCTCGTTGTTGATCATCCGATTGCCGAAAAGCTTCTTGACGTGGCCGCGCGTGACGGCCTCGATGCGGATCGGCCGACCGAGATTCCAATTCCCGGCGGCAGGGAACTTCGCCCAATACTCGTTGGTCAGCAGATTCATGATCGTCCAGTGCGCGGCATCGAGGTTTTGATCAGCGACGTTGTCGTCGATGCACGTGATGCACACCGAGAAACCGAGTCTGAGTGTGTGCAGAAAACGCGGCTCGGCGTGGTTGGCATCGCCGTCTGGACTGAGCGTTTCCTCGACGTGATAGCAGGCGACGTAGGGAACCTGATTATCTTCGAGCTTGGCCTGCACGCGCAGCGCTGGCGTCAGCCCCCATCGCTTGACCGATTGAAATGTCGGGACTTGTTTTAGACGATCAAGGATGCCACGCCGGATGATGAACGATGGGCTGTTGAGATCTATATTGAGGACCGTCATGTGATGTCATGCACGATCAGGCGCGAGCCGCGCTTGAAGACAATCGGCGTTGCGTTGGCAGTATTTTGCGCCCCGCGTACCGTTAGCGTTCCCGCCGCATTGACCTCAATCGTCCCGCGAATGGTGACGTGGACCGCTGCGCCGGTCGGCACTGCGCTCGCCACTACGCCATTGAGCGCCGTCGCCTGCGCGTTGCCTTTGCTGCCCGCGCTGCCAGCATCCATGATCCAGCCGTCATAGATGATGTTGGTCGCCGTTACGCTGCCGCCGATGGCACATTGCACGCCGCCAGCACTAGCGCCGGTAAGCGATAGCTCGGCTTCGAAAGAATACGCCCGTCCGGCGCTGAGATTGACGACCAATCCGCCAAGATTGGCGAGCGTGGTCGAATTGGCAGTCGACACGTCGGCGGTGAGGCGCGCGGTGCCGCCCCATTTGACATAGCATGCCTGCGTGACACCGGGCGAACCGTTGTTGATTTCGATCACGCCCGGGGCGGTACGAAAGATGCCGAGATCGACGTTGGTTGCGAGTGCTCCCGAGATCAAAAAGTTCGAACCAAGAAACTGCACCGGGCGCAGCGTCCCGCCGCCTAAAGCCATCGTGCCGATGGAAAACGTATTGGCGGTGACAAGCCAGCCCGAACCGCCGCGCTCATAATTGTTGTCGTCGGTGTAGGTATTGTAGAGGCGCAACGACTGCGGAACCGTACCGTTGCGTAGAGCCAATGAAGAACCGAGCGGGCCAGCGGTATCTTTGAAAAATTTCATGCTCGACAGCAGCACGACAGCGCCAGTCGGATCGACCGAGAATTGCGAGATGCCGTTGACCTGCAAATCCAATAGCAGCGAACCGGCAGCGTGGCCGCCATCCTGCACGTTCATCATAATGGCTTTGAAGAGCGTGCTTGGATTGCCCCAAGTGTCGCTTAACTGATAAAGCGGAACCGTCATCCGAGAACCGGCGTAGCAAAATCGGGGGATGGCACGCTGTAGCCGTCAACGCGTCCGACATTGGGCGGCGTCGGCCAGCCGAGCGCATCCACGGCGTAGGCGGAAGCCGTGACAAGATAGCCCATCAGGCGCGAGTCATAGCGCGCGAGCGTGCACGTAAGCTCGCCGCCCGCATTGCCGTGGCCATGCACGTCGGCGATCAAAAACAAGCCGCCGTCAACGTCGCTCTCCCATGGAATATCGACCATATCGCCTTGCACCGGATAGACGGACCATTCCGGCTGGAAAATATCTAGCTCGGTGCGCGAGTCGGTGACGATTGATCCGTTCATCGCCACCACATCGATCTCATTGGTGTCGAAGATGCCGCGCGCCGCGAATGGCGGCACGTTAGGCTGGCTCATGAGCGGATAGAACGTGATCTGCCGCGCGAAGACATCGAAGTTTGGCAGATAGACCCAGGTGGCGAAGTCAACCGACATCTTTACCACTCCCCAAAGAAGTCGAGGAATTTGTGATAGGCAACATGTTCAGACATGCGCGCCTTTTGTGCTGCGGTCGCGTGATGTGCGCGCACGAAGACGCTGCGACGAAGATAGGAATATCTCCCGGGCCTATTGCGATGCCGTCCGCCTGCTTGCGCATAGCTCTCGGCGCGCTGCGTGCCTTCCGATACAATCTCGAACACCATGCCAGTTGCGCGCCGTTCGAGCACGCCGATAATTCCGTCGAGATTGCGGCTCGTGATGTTGAGCATCAGGTCATACCCAATGCCGGATGTATTTCTGCACGATGCTCCACACCGCTTGCCACGTCGCGCTCGATCCTGCCGGTCCCATGCTTCCGCCCGTAAGCGTCGCGCCGACCTGACCGGGCGGGTAATACATGACACGCGCACTTTTGTGCGAAATCATTCGCACACCAGAGAGGATCGCGCCGCGCACATAGATATAATAATCCTCGCGTGCTGCCGCGCTCGCCGCCCGTGCGAGATCCGCAGGCGTCTCGCCGGGAATCTTGTAGCCGCCGCTGTAGTCCGCGAAGATCGTGCCGTTGAACGGTCCCGAAAAGAAGAACATCGTGCCAGTTTTTTCTTCGAGAATCCAACTCTGCCCGTGCGTCGCCAACATGTCGGTGCCGTTCGAGGTCAGCGAATTGATGTCCGTCAGCAGCACGGGCCATTGCGAGAAATAGATGCGGTCCTCATCGACCGAATTGTAGAGCGTCTCCTGCACATGATCGTAGCCGAAGGAACGGTTGGCCATTTTGGCGATCTGCGCCGACACGCTGTCGATGATCAGATTAAGCTCGGCATCTTTCGTCGTATCGGTATCGGGAATGCGTAGCTGGATTTTCAGATTTTCCAGCGTGATGAGATCTTGCGTCGGCCATAGCTCGACCGGCTTGAAGATGTGGTAGAGCTTAGGCTGCGTGCTCGGCATTACGCGCCGCCCTTCTTCTCGTAATCGTATTACTCGAACAGGCCGCGCAGCGAAATTGTCGGGCCGTCGCTGCCGTCACTCATGATCATCGTCAGCGAATAGGATCGCGCGTCGATCCGGGCGTCGATCCAGCCGAGCGCATCCTTGCCATCTTCGCCTTTAGGGCCTTGCGTTCCTCGTTCTCCTTGAAGTCCCTTATCCCCACGCTTGCCGGTAGGCCCAACCTGCCAATCGGGTCCGGGGCACGGCCCAGGCTTCGCTCGTCGAGCGACGAACCACGACGATTCCTTCGTGACCACGTCAAGTTCAGCATAGGCTTCGCCCTCTTTATATGTGCCGCATATCTTCAGGCCGCGACCATCGCTGCCTCGCGCCGCGAGCTTGCGCCAATCCTTGCCGCCGGGAACGCTCGCGGTATCCTTCACCGCTTGGAACGTCTCACCGTCATGGATCACGGTTTCGCCGCGATAGGTAATTTCGTCCTGTCGCCAGATTTTAATCTCGCGCAGCAATCCCTCGGCTCCGACCGGCCCCGCTTCGCCGCGTGGTCCTGCATCGCCGCGCTCTCCACGCTCGCCCTGCGCTCCACGGTCGCCCGGAGCACCCGGCACGCCATCGAGGCCATCTCTGCCGCGCTCGCCTTGCGCGCCAGCATCGCCGCGCGGGCCGACATCGCCCTTGATCGAAAGCCCGGGCGCACCTTGCTCGCCTTTCTCGCCGCGTTCGCCTTGTGGCCCGCGCTCGCCGGGATCGCCTTTGGTGGCAATACCGGGAACACCCTGTTCGCCACGCTCGCCACGCACGCCGCGTGGCCCCGGCTCGCCCTGCGGCCCCGGTTCGCCCGAAAGCCCCGGCTCGCCTTTCTCTCCACGCTCACCGCGCTCGCCCCGCTCGCCTTTTTCGCCACGCTCGCCCGGTGGCCCGTCGAGGCCAGCATCGCCGCGCTCGCCGCGCGGCCCGATCATGCCGTCGCGTCCTTGCAGCCCCGCGACGCCCTGTTCGCCGCGCTCGCCCCGTTCGCCGCGCATGCCGCGCTCGCCGCGCTCGCCGTCTTCTCCCGGCTCGCCGCGCGGGCCGACAATGCTGTCGCCCGGGAAGCCCTTCTCGCCGCGCTCGCCTTTTAATCCGCGCTCGCCGCGCAGCCCCGTCTCGCCGCGCAGACCTTGCTCGCCACGCAAACCTTGGTCACCGGGAGGGCCGGGTTCACCGTCCCTGCCGGGGGAACCGATTGCACCGACCGCTCCCGGTTCGCCGCGCTCGCCGCGCTCGCCCATCTCTCCCTTGAGGCCGGGATTCCCCTCGGGTCCGGGTTCGCCAGCGAGGCCGCGTTCGCCTTGTTCGCCTTTCTCGCCGCGCACTCCGGGTTCGCCCGGAGGGCCATCTCTGCCGTCTCTGAGCATGGCGATGCGCGAGCGATAATCCTGATCCCATGCCGCGCGCAGCGACATGATCTCGGCACGCAAATCGGAAATGAGCGCGCGCGATTGCGCCGTCATTATTTCCTTCTCGCGTTGCCAATCTCGCTCTTTCTCGGCGATGATGACGCCAAGTGCGCGCGCGAGCGCGTCAGAGGCCCGCTCGTCGCTCGGCACGTATGATTCGCTTGGAATGTCTGAGTGCGTCTCTTGCGAGCGTATCAACTCCTGCATCTTTTTGGCTCCCTTGCGGCCCGGGTGCGGGCGGCTGTGGGGGCGCGGGCGGCGCGGCAGGAATTTTTGTTGGTAATTTCCCCGGTCCCGCCGGGGCGATGCCTTCCGCAGCGCTTAATGGGACCACCTGTTGCTGGACACGGGGCTCGTCACCATCCTTCACGGAGGGCAAACCCTCTTTATTGCGAGCTTCATTCGGGCTGAAGATGCCACCCATGACACCGTCTTTGAGTGCGGCGATGCGAGTTTGAAACGCGGATCGCAACAGAGCTTCGGTCGAAAACTCGATGTACTCGTCCGGCTGACCTCTGAGGCCAAAGACGCGGTCGAATGCCGACTCCACGTGATTGAGACAGAAGCCCAAGCCCGACGCGACCCATTCCTGCATCAAGACCTCGGTCGAGCCGTGCGGTGCGCCGCCGATGCCGAGAACCTGAAACGGCACGCGGAACACGAGCGCGATATCCTGATCGGTCATCTTGAGCACTTCGGCGATCTGCGCATCGCGCGAGCGCATGGTGATGGGCACCGGCTTCAATCCGCCCGTGAGGATGGGCGTGCCACCAGCGTTCATGCCTGCGGCCTGATCGTTCCAGCGGTCGCGCAACGCGTTGACTTGATCCTTGTCGAGCAAGAGATCTGTCGAAAGCACGAAGCTCGGCCGCGCCTGATTGGTGAAGAACGCGAGTTGCTGGTTCTTGACCGCGCCGCTCGTCGCCACGTCGATCATTGCCGCCGTCAGCGGCGAGATGCCGAGCAACGGATGGTACACCAGATCGTTGCAATGTAACCGAATGTGAAGAACATCACGCGCAGGCACCCAAGGAAGCCACTCGTAGCCGTAGCGATTCTGGATGATATAGTTGCCCGCCAGCGCGTAAAAGATGCTGCCGTCCTCGGCGATCTTCGGCCAGCAGATGCGCGACATCATCGGATGCAGCGCGCTTATCTCGTAGCGGTCATTGCGCTCGCAGAAAGCATAAGCGTTCCCGTACATGTAGAGATCCCGAACCATGCCGAGCAAAAAGTCCGACATGGATTGGTAGTCGTTGGGCTGGCGTAGGATGCGCGAGAGCGATGATGTCGTGATGCGGTCGCGCCCGCCCTTGTCGTTCGACTTCCAATGATCGCCCGGGCACATCGCCATCGTCTGCGAGTACGCGGACACGCACGCCTCGACCATCGCGCTCGTCGTCGAGAATGGCCGCACATAATTTCCAGATTGCCACCAATTCCAGTTGTTGCCTTCTGCCCCCAACCATCCTCCGGTAATTGGTAAAGTATACGGAGGGCCGTGCGGTTGCCCTTCTGCTTTCGAACGCAGGAACGGCAGCTTGTTCACAAAAGCATTCCAAAGTCCCGAGCGAACAGCAGGGACTCCCGCGCGTGTTTCTTGCGATTGCATGTCGGACATAGAGCCTGAATGTTCCTCTTATCGTCTGATCCGCCACGCGACAGCGGCTTGATGTGATCCGGTTCGTATTTCTGGCGAATGGATTTGCGACAGTAGGCGCATCGATATTTTTGCGCCTTCAGGATGTCGAGAATATCTTGCTCGGTGTGCTTGCCTTCGGCTGAGCGTTTTCTCGCACGCCGTTTGCGTTGAAGCTGCGTCTTGATCGCTTGGCCACCATTCCTGCGCCATTTGTCGTTGGACGCGTTTCTCTTCTCACGCGAGACTTTGTACTTGCGTTGTTGCGCTTTGTATTCTGTGGTTCTTTTTTTAATCCGCAGACATTCTACGCAAGCGCCTGAGACGCGATGCTCGGCGATGTGCCCATTCTTGCATGGTCTGCCGGTGAAATACCGAGTCAGCCCACGAGCCTTGGCTTCCTTGCGCGAAATGATTTCCATCCCGCCAGCATATCACCAATTCGTTGCTGTGAGCCACGCGAGGCCGACATCGGAGCGCAGCGCCCACGAGACCGGCAAGCGCAGCTTGATCGCCACGCAATCGGTCTGCCACATCGAGGACGTGCGCGTCGCCGCCGTGCCGATGTCGACGACCGGCGTCGTGTCCATTTGCACCGCACCCTCGCGGCTCGCCTCGATTTCCGGCACGTCGCCGAAGGCCGAGACCATAATGTCGGGCGCAAGCGCACATACAATGTTAGCGCCGTGGAACGCATAGGTGCCGATGATAGTCAGCGGATCGAGTCCGTGCGGGCTGCGAAGCTCTGCCATGACCGCGCGCGTGGGTGACATGACATACAGCGCTGGCGACTTCGGCGTCACCGGCTCTAGGTCCAAGTGCAGCGTCTCGACATCGTCGAGCAATGCCGTGCTTTTATCGGTTGCCGTGCTCGCGGTGAGCGGTGACACGTTGTAGCGCAGCCCCGGAGGTCGCGCGGTGTCGCCCGGATTGGCGTCGAACATCACGGTGTCGAGCGTCAAACCAGCAGAGCGGATCAGCGCATCGCGGATCAACGACTCGGCATTCGACGATTTGATCATTTCCGCTGTGAGCACGACGATGACCGCGATCTTGCGCGGCGTCAGAAAGACCAGCGGCTCGATGTGGCCTTGCGCAACCGGGATGGCACCGCTCTCGGCAACGAATGCCGCATAGCTCGGGCTACCCAAGAGTGTCGGCACAGCAATCCGGCCAGCATGATCGAACCTGAGAAGAAGTCCTTCCTTGAAAATTCTCGCCGCCGCCGATGCCGTCGCCAGCGTCGACACGAAATCGGGCATGATCTGCTGCACCAGCGCGGGCGCATTGTTCATGTCCGTAGGCGCGGATGGCGCGCGCGTGAGAAGCCATTTTGCGCCGTCGTCGTGCGGCCATTCTTTGGCCAGAGCATTGACCGGCAAACTGCGGTCGATCACGCCGATTGCCGCTGCCGCGCACGCGCGCACGAGCGAGCGCACAGACGGGCGCGTGACCAGCGGCTCGACCGGCTTTACAGGCGGCCGAGTTGCTGGAACGCGCTCGGCCAATTTCCCGGCGACGTTTGCTGACATCGTTTTAATCTCGGATACCAATCATTTCGCACCCATCGCCATGTCGCGGCGTATGGCAATAGTGCGTAGACGTTAGAGTGGCCAATCGCCCCGGCGATGTGAAGTGCTGCCGTATCAATCGATACGATGGCGTCCATGAGGGACACAATTGCAACCACGTCGGCGAAATCTTGATAATGGGGGGCATGGATGCCACTTGTCATTGCTTCCTTGCACTCTTGCGTCTGCAAGCTCCAAAGCTCGCAATCCGGCGGCGCGTTAAGCAAGCCGAGAAACTGATCGAGCGGAATCGCCCGCCGCGCGTTTGGATGCTCTGTCGTCTCGTCGAATTTGGTTGACCATGCGATCCCTATCCGCCGCCGCCCATCATTGCCGACCCTGTTCGTCCAGTGGGCAATTTGGACCTCATCGGGCCGGATGTACGGCGGCGGCGGAAGGGTGTCCGGTGTTGCCCGTAGGATCACCGGCAGATCGAACATCGGGCAGATGACTTCGCCATCGTTGTCGTTCGCCAGCGGCGCGATCTGCATCGCAAGCCGTTGCATCGGCGCTGGCATTTCGAGCACGACCGGCACGATTTGCTGCGCGAGCGGCACGAAGCGAAGCATCTGGATCATGTCGCCGTAACCGGCCTCGCCGAGTATCGTGACGCGCACGTTGCGCTCGCCTTTCCACAGCGGGCGTTGCTCGTAGAAATACCATTCCTTCGCGCGCGGCGTGATCTCGGCATTGTAGATTTGCCAGTTTGTTCGCCAGTCGCGGAAGCCTTCCTCGTAGCGCCCGAGCGCGAGAAGCGCGAGCGCGCGATCCCAGCGCGCCATCGGTCGCTCGTCGAGGGCAAGCGCCATCTCGAACTCGACAAGCGCGGTGTGGAAATCGTTTTGATGAAAGGCCGCGAAGCCCTGATCGAGATGAAGACAATGGAAATCGACGGCGTCATTTGATAGCATGACAGGATGATCGCCTCCGAACGATTACGCGAGCTTCTCGACTATGACCCGGAAACTGGCATTTTTACTTGGCGTGCCTTCGGCCAAGGCTATCGCCATCACGGAACGGCCGGTCATGTCCACGAAAAAACTGGTTATCGTTACATAAAGCTCGACCAGAAGAATTATCCAGCCCATGCACTTGCTTTTCTGTGGATGACCGGCGAACGACCTCCCGAAGTCGATCACATCAATCTCAATAGAGATGACAACCGATGGAGCAACCTTCGCGCAGCATCGAGAACGCAGAATACGCAAAATAGTCGCGGATGGAAGCAACGCAAGATGCCATACAAGGGCATCCGACTAGATAAGCGCGATGGTTACTATTATGCGCAAATTCGGATCAATGGGCGAAGCATGACATTACCGGGTCGCTTCGATACCCCCGAAGAAGCGCACGCCGCCTATGTCGAAGCCGCGAAGAAGCATTTCGGCGAATTTGCTAATTCGGGTCAGGCTCGACGTACATAAAGCACAACCACGTGCCCTCTACGTGTGCGATCTTCCATCCACGTTTACAAAGCCCATCAATCGCTGGTTTCACAAAAACCGTGTTGGCATCATTGTAATCATGCCAGATGATCATGCCACCATTGCGCACCAAAGCGAGCGCGAGCACGCTATCCTTTTCGACCACTTCCTGAGAGTGATCACCGTCAATAAAGCAAGCGTCCACACGCTCGAAGTCGCCGATCTTCACATCGAGTGAACCGTGCGGATGAATGATCAGGTCGAAACGAGGATCACTGGCTGCAAGATAACCGGGCGTGGGGTGCATCTCGGCGCGCTGATGATCGAGCGTAGGAATGTGGGAGGACAACACATCGATCCCGATGTAACGGTGGAGACTCGGCACGTTGTGCAGGAGCACACGAGCGGTTCGTCCATCTCTACAGCCTATCTCCATTATAGACTCGGCGCACACGCTGCGGAGCAACGCGGCGATAATTTCCATCTCGCCTTCATTAAGATACTGCCGATGAAGTCCGAGCCAATTTATCGGCTGAAGATATTTTAGCTCGGACTTCGAGACTGTCGCGATCACGCCTTCACACGCTCGCGCGCGGGTGCGGGCGCGTGCGGTGGCGCGTGCGGTGGCGCGTGCGGTGCTGCCGCCGGAAGCGCAGCCAAAACTCCGGGCGCGGAATTCGGGTCATACGGGCTTCCATCATAAGCCAGCGTCGGCGGCGGCAAATCGTTAAAGGTGTTGGCGTTGATTTCGTTGAGTTCAGCTTGCGTCGGTGTCGGTGTCGGCATCGATACC